TTAAATATCTGTTTTGCCATAATTAAAAGTTACTTCTGAAATTTCTGTTGTGTCTGTTTGCTCAGATTTAATTGTCTTGCTAAACCTGAATACTCCGTCAATAAATGACAATGTTACTTGCTCATTTTCATTTTCGGAGTTGGTAATTGTAAGGCAATCTTTTTTTAGAATTTGCCTCAATTGTTTAAGTTGCTTTTTAAGCTTCTTAATTTTCTTTTTGCTTGACATATTTAAAATTCTAATTGACTGTATATTTCGTATCCGTCAAGTAAATTATCGTCACCTCCTACATAAATACCCTCTATTTTTGTATTTTCGACAATCCCGATACAATAATCCCCGACTTCTTTTATTTCATTATTTTCATTTCCAGGTGCTTTAAAAACAACCATTTCGTCTGACGGAATTATTCTAGCTTTTTTTATTGCTTCCGGGTGTGCATCTGCGGCTTCTAAATGATTATCAAAAGCTTCTTTATCGGCTTTTTCACTCAATAGTTCCGTAAATCCCTCAATAGATGCAGGGGGTATCAAATCATATTTATGAAAATAGGAATCCTGCCATGCCCAAAACTGTTCCTGGGGAGGTTTTAGCCCATTTAAAAACCAGTTTTTTAATATATTTTTTTCTGTAACTGCCATAATTATTTTTTTTCAAATTGCGATAGAATTGATTTCACTTACTGACCTGCTCTCACTATTGGATGGCTTTTTTTTATTCCTGCCTCCACTGGAAAATCTTTTACTTTTCTTCTTTCGAAAACAAAGGCGTAACGCTTGGCAGTACGGCCGATAATACTAACCCAGCCAGTTTAATTCTGTTAATTGTTATTAATGAGAACCCTACACCTTGTAAAAGGTCAAGTTTTGTGTCAATAAAGCCTGTTAAGACAATTAAAATACTTGCGATTACGGCGATTTTTTGTTTATTCATATCTATTAAAGTTTTTAAGGCACACTTGTGATTGAATACTGAAACCATCCGGCTGATGTTTTTTCGTAAATCACCGCTCCCCCGGATATTGATAAGCATTGAACTCTAAATCCTAAATTTGCTGTCGGATATGATGAAATTAGATCGCTAGAGCTTAATGCTGTAGTGGTACTATTATTTACTACAGAAGTAATGTTTCCATTTGCATCTGCAAAAGTTCCATTTACAGATAACGGTAATTTTTTAACATTAGAACCAATAAAATTATCTAAAGAAGGAAACTGAATCCATAAATTATTTAAACCGTCAGTACTAACATATTGGAAACCTGTTGAGTCATATAAAGAAACAAATCCATTATAGTTAAATTGTAAGTTGCTGTAATCAAGTGACATTGTTTTAGCATAAGAATCTCCAAATAAAACAATACCTTTATCTACCGCAGCAATTCCATGACTTAAAACACTATTTAAATCCTGAGATTCTAAAAAACTAACATTAATATTACCATAAGCATCAGCAAAATTTCCATTTACTGATGTTGCAAAAGGAGTAGATATAGACCCTGCCATAAGTTCTGGATAAAATAGTGTATTGGTAAAGCCGTTATTAAAATACCTCACTCCATTAGACACTAATTTAGTTTGAAATCCATACCCATCTAAGCTAACGCCTTCATAATCTAAAATATTACTGTTTTCACCATTAGTTATCACTATAGGTTTATTGTTTATTACGTTTCCTGAATAAACTACTTCTTCTAAAGTTTGAGACCCTCGAACTACTAAATCACTTTTCATAGCAATAGTATCATTAGTAACTTTATCATAGGGGAAATGATATAGGTTATTGCTGAATGACCTGACTACTTGTATAGTACCATCAGCATTAAGGCTTGTTTGACCTCCACCACTTGGCATTAAATTAATATGCCCAGCATTAATAGAAGTCGCACCTAATGGGCTATAAACATTTAATTTAGCGGTTGAATCCCCTGAAATTAGTATAATAGGTAAATTGGATGAACCTCCCGCTGTTAATGTTTGTTGTAGGTTTTGTGGACTCACTTCAGGAGCAAACTCACTACGAGGAACATATTTTAAAATTTTATCAGCCCCACGAACGATTACACTATCAGCCTTTGAAGTACTAGCCGGAACAGAATTTAATTCTAACGGCTTAGCAAAATAAGTCGTCGAAATTGTCTGAGCCGATAAATTGAATGTGACGGCCAGCGCTAAAAATAAAAGTAATTTTTTCATATTTTTTTGTCAATTAGTATTGTTTTGAGAGTTTAATTTGTAACCTTTTCAATTTTGAAATCTCCATTTTTCAAACTGATTAGCGCTTTCAACAGATGTAGGCAGTATCAAATTATATTTATGAAATATGACTTAATACTGCCGCGCCCAGAACTGTTCTTACGGATGTTTTAGACCGTTAAAAACCAGTTTTTTAATATATTTTTTCTGTGTTTGTTTTTAGATTGCGATAGAATTGATTTCACTCACTGATCTACTTTCGGATTATAGTCTCAGTACCTACACGATATTTACATCACAAAGTATCATCAACATTCAGATCTTCTGTAAATGCCGTTAATTGTTGGAGGACTTTTTTTACTTCCTGCCTCCTTAGGAATCTTTAAATTACTTTTCTGTCTTAGAAAGTGAAGACGTGATACCCGGCAATAATGCTGACAACAACAAACCACCCAATTTGATTCTGTTGATTGTGATTAAAGAGAAACCAACCTCTTGTAAAAGGTCAAATTTTGTATCGATAAAGCCTGTTAAGACAATTAAAACACTTGCGATTACAGCGATTTTTTGTTTGTTCATACTTTAAAATTAATTGATTACGGATTAAAAAAATTAGTGAGCAACCCAAGTAGTACCATTATAGATTACCGGGCAAACTGTTGTTCCTCCACCATTAACGGGTTGCAAATAAGCAGGTGAGGCAGCATCGCTAACAGTCGCATACACGAAGTAACCAGGTGAAACTGGTAAGGTATCTACTGTATACACAGGTAATTCAACAGGATTAAAGTATTTGGCTTTATTGACATGAACATCTAATGCATTGCCGTATATCTCAACCGCTTTGCCAGAGCCCGCTGATAAACTTGCTATACCGGTTGGGTCTATATGAAACTGACCTCCAGTACCCGCATTATTATCCAAATACAATCCTGCTCCTGATACATACATCGGATAAGTATTAGACCTTGCAGCCAAGCCCTGTGATTCAAGTGTAATAAATGCTCCACTTTTAAGAGATAGAGGAGAACTTACACTAGCATCACCTATTTGCACACCGGCACCAGTACTATTCTTAATAACAACGGGACCACTACTGGAATTTAATTCAATACCGCCCGATTGTGATTGTAATGAAATTTTACCGGTACTATCTGATATGTATAATTGATTTAGTGCACCACCGCTTATAAATTCAAATTGATTCGCCTTTGCATAAAGTTTACTTTGAGTTACAAGGCTTAATGTATCATTGGCTTTTAAATGAACATCGCTTTGAGATGTTATCTTTATGTTTTGAGATGCTTCTATATTAGCCGTCCCATTTTGTGATTTTAAATTAACCCCTGCCCAGCCATCAATATTGACCTTATCTCCCCAACTCTTAATATTCATTGGTAGATTACTTTGATTGTCAATATCTAAACCAGTTACAGACCTCAATTCAACTACTCCGGTCTGTAATTTCAGATAATTTCCGTAAGCTCCTTGTACGTAAACACCCGAATTTCGACCAAGCAAATTAATAGGATATGAATTTCCCCTATTGTCAAGAACTAAACCATTTGCACCAATATTCAGGGCACCATATCCAATATTAGACATTTCAACTCCAGTATTATCTAATGAAAAACGTCCATTTGGACCATTAACGGCAAAAACATTAGATATAGCGGTAGTACCTTTGTCTAAAGTTTGTTGTAAATCCTGAGAACCCCCACCGCCTGAAAACTCACTTCTTGGCACAAATTTTAAAATCTTATCAGCTCCACGCACGATTACACTATCTGACTTTGAAGTACTTACCGGGACAGAATTTAATTCTAACGGCTTAGCAAAATAAGTCGTCGAAATTGTCTGAGCCGATAAATTGAATGTGACGGCCAGCGCTAAAAATAAAAGTAATTTTTTCATATTTTTTTGTCAATTAGTATTGTTTCCTAAGTTTGACTTGTTTGAGTATTTATTCATAAGATGATTTTAGCATTTCGTCACCACCATTCCAGTTTCCACTAACCAAAGAACCTTCAATCCATCCCACGCAATAATCACCTATAGCTTTTACTTTTTGATCTCCTTCAGGACTTGTTTTAAATACCTGTACCTGACCATATGGAATAATTCGGGTTAGTGCTACCAGCTCGGGATGCGCATTTAAATCTTCTTCATGCGTATTAAAGTTTTGTACATGCGTATCAAAAGCCTCCTTATCGGCTTTGCTATTCAATAGTTCCGAAAGTCCTTCAATAGATGTAGGTGGTATTACATCATACTTGTGAAAATAGGACTCCTGCCACGCCCAGAACTGTTCTTGTGGCGGTTTAAGGCCGTTTAAAAACCAGTTTTTTAATATGTTTTTTTCTGTAACTGCCATGATTTACTTTTTCCAGATTGCTATATAATTGATTTTAGAAGTTTCTCTACTCTCTGAATTATTGCAAGTAACCCTAATTCTGTCAGTTCTTAATTCATAATGACACCACATGGTATCGTCTACATTTACATCTCCGGCAAATGCTACTTTCGCAATGCTAGGCATAAATGCTTTTAAATTATCCATCACAAATCCATCAGGAGGTAAAATGTCAGCATAGTTTTTACTGAAATCATACTCATTAATTCCAGTTTGTCTGTTGGTTGTTGTTAAAGTTCCGGTCTGGTAAAATTCCTGTAGGTTTTTCTGAGCACCTGTTTCGATTGTAAGCATTTTGGTATAAACAAGTGCAAACGCATTCGACAAAGCATCAAAGGAAGTCTGATCTGCTTTGCCTTCCAGGGCTTCTTCAATTTCTTTGGTTTCTTTTGGTTTTGTAAAATCAGCCCAATCGATAGAGCCTATTCCTGATCCAAATGTTACGTAACGAGTTCTAATAACTGTTTTAGATTCGTTGTTTTCAAAAACAAGGTTTTCCTTGTCTTCTTTGATAATGACTTTGCTTTGAACGATTCCGCCTTTAAAAAAGAAAACTTCCCCATTTACATAAACAACACCATCATCAGCGGTTGAACCAGTAATGTTGCAACCATAAAGAATTGTTTTATCTCCGGCAATTCCTCCCAGACCATTAAAAACGGCTGAAATTTTTTGCAATTCGTCCAGTATTCGTGTGGTCATTGGAAAACCGCCTACCTGATTTACATCGAGTTTATTCATTATATTGCTATTATTTGATATGATTTTCCGGCTAAGACATAAAATTCAATCTTAGCCTCTATTTCGTTTAATATTGTGTTTACAAGCTCTTGCGGTACATTTACTAAAAAATCTACTTTTGAACCTGAGTAATTGAAGGCCGGTTCTAACCACATTATTCCAAGATAAACAGGTCTGTTTTCGGCTTGTGTATAAATATAATCCTGTGTTTTATTGACAGTGTTCGTAATTGTTATTCTCCTATCTTCTTTGTCAAAAGCATCATTCAGAGCACCACGCAAATAACATTTTTGTGAATTGTATCGTAGCTTTTTCAAATTCTCTTCCCGCATTCGGGACCATTGATAATCCAGATTTTTAACAGGAGAAATCAATACTTTTAAATACCCAAATATTACTGGCTTTCTTAGAAATGTTGGTAAAAGCAATAATATCAGTTTGTTCCAATCTACCTTATACCACATAACTCACACCTTTAAAATCGGGAACAGTAAAATAACCGCTTGCCGGAATCGTTCTCACTGTGATAGGTTCCGGATCTTTGTATTCTCCTGTATTAATATCAATTATCTGAGATTCGGCATTTACGATGTTCGGGATTCTTACACCTTCTACAGCTTTCAGCTTTGTTTCAAGATCAAAAAGAACCAACTCACCATTAAAAGGCAGTTCTTTCATATATTCTAAAATTGCGTCTTCAACAGGATAGGTACCACCACCATCAGGTAATATTCTCATTCCGTATTGATCTAAAACCAATGGATCACGGAATATTTGTAAAGTCAATAATAAAATATCCGGCTCATTGTTTACTACTATATAGTTAACACCAGCGTCTGTAATTTCATCAATATAGAAATCGAATGCTTCCTTTTGAAGTTCATCAAGTGGCTGTAAAACTCCTTCGTTTTCGGAAGCAATTTTTATCAGCAATTGACCGCCATTTTTAGTAACAGCACTGTATTTTACAATTTTTGACTCTTCAATTATATCTTCACTAAAACCTGTGTTATCGTATTTATCTGTGTCAGTAATCAAATCAAAGCCATACTGAAACGCCAAAGCTTTAGAACGATACCAGGAAGGACGATGTGGAAATTTTTGTTCGATAACGTCTTCCACTTCTTTTTTGTGCGTGTCAAACAATTTTTCTAACAAAACATGAGCATAGGAAACGATAAAAATGAATAACCTGTAAATAGCGAATTTACTGGTTGAATTCAATTCAGCTAAATTTTGATCAGCCGAAACTGCATCTAGCATCTGTTTTTGTATTACTTCGATATTTCTTGCCATTATGATACTATAAAAGTTGTGTTTATTGCCATTGTACCTATACCTAATTCTGGTATAATATTGCTATCTAAGTTGGTAAAACCTGTAGCAATTATTTGTTTTTTGTTCGTGAAATATTCAACGATTTGTGTGTCCAGTAATTCACTTTCCGGAACTTCAATTATGTTACCTGGTATTGGATCATCAGTAATTGAAAAACCATTTTTAAGAGCAATATCGAATGCATAAACCGGAGTCCCTATGTTCTGAATTGCTACATCAAAAAAAGATTGATTATGTAAGATTTGCTTTTGCATTGTCTTTAAGTATTCGGTTTTCTCGCTTTAATTCGATTATTTCCTGTTGTTGTAGTTTAATCTTTCTGTCTTTTAGTTTTAGTTCCTCTTCCAGTAATGAAATTTTCCGATTCATCAGATTTTCAAATTCTATGTATCGGGTTTCATATCTGTTTTTGAGATCATCAAGAATTTCTTTATAATGTCCTGATAACCTAATATCATTTTCTATGGCAGTTGTTTCGGCATTTTCTTTTGCCTGCAATACATCAACTTGATATTTTGACCTTGTAAAAAGAAATGTAAAAAGACCGGTACCGCCAATAGCAGCCAGAATTGAAGAAATAAAAACTAAAATATCATTCATTAAACGTCATTTAAAAACTCATTAAATCTATTTTTTACAGCCGTAAACTGTGCTGCATTTACTAATGTTGTTGTATTACCTGCACCTCCTGTAGTTGTAACCAAAAAACTCATGTTCTCTACAGCGGTTAATAAATCCGAAACCAAACCTTTGAGGGTTTCATTTTCCTTTTTCAATAAAAAGCCCGCTTCAGTAATTTTAAACTGAACTGTGTTAATTTGAAGATCTAAACTTTCTATCTCGGAGTAAGATTCAACATATAATCTTTTGATATCCTCTTTTATTGGACTAACCAGAACAGAACTGCCAACACTGGGGAACAAGAAAAATTTATTTTTATTTCCATCAATTACCGACGATAATTGAACATCTGTGTATTTTATTTGATCATCTGATACCACACAGGTTCCTTGTTTTTTATCAACCGAAATCACATTTCCCGGAAATGTATCAACATCCCGCTGCATAAGTTTTCTAAATGCGTCTTGTATCTTTTTATCCATTACAAACGTTTACCAATTATTACTGTTCTTGTTTCTCCACCAGTCCCAAACGTTTACCAATTGTTACTGTTCTTCTTGCCCCACCAGTTCCAAACGATGTGACTACTTTTTTAATAAAATAATCTCCCTCACGTTTAGGGTGCTCACTGTCAATAAATTTTGCTTTCATACCTCTTGTCGCAAATGGAATTAAGAAGCTTTTTACATCGCCATCAAAACCATCATACTTTAGCTTTTCAAGTTCAGTGTTTGCCATTTCTTCAAGCTTTTTCATGTCTGAAATGACAGACGTATGATACTCTCTTTGTTCACCGTCCAGATCTCCAACTTCAATACTTTGACGTTTGTTTTGCTTGTCGATGTATGTATATTTAATTTTAATTTTTCTGTCTTCCTTGCTTTTAAATTCAAGGTTGTTTTCGACAACGTTAAAATTCAGATTATAGACGGCAGTTTGTCCTATGTTGGTGAGTTGCTGTAAACCACAATACAGTTTACCTTCATCCGTAATAAAAACAGACATCAACAAATCTTTTTTAAGACTTTCTAAAACTTGCGCTCCATTAGCATTTGTTATAATCCATTTGTTTAATTCAACATCATCAACAGGTTCTGCCAATTGAAGCGGAGTATCTTTTACAACTTCTTCAAGAATTTCTTTCATCGTTGTTTTCTCCCATGTTTTGGTAATACTTTTTCGTCTTAACAACCAAATTGCATCTTCGCAATGTATTTCAAGCGGTATCTTAGGATTAATTTTTTTTACGTAGCCTGTAAATTCAACACCTGAATACTTACCCTCATAGCCTAATGTAATTTTTACCGGATCATTGACCTTGATTGCGTTTTCAGTATATTTTTGCTCGCCATTTTGTTTTACTTTAAATCGTGCCGGTAGTTTAATAATGGCTGTGTCTGCCATATCTTCGACCGATTTTGTAATTACAATTTCATTTACAGCATTAAATATAAAATCGCCTATTTCAACCTTTGCTTCGAGTATAAACATATTCCAACAGATTAATTTTAGTTTGGGGTTGTTGATCCCTTTTCATTTAAATCGGCAAAAAAATCAGTATCAGAAATCGCCTTAATGCTATATTTTTGCAGCCCTGATTCGCCTATCATTTCATCAAACTGGATATCTTCGATTACTAAGCGTCTAATGCCGAATAGCTCAAAAAAGGGATTTCCTTCAATTTCAAGAGCATCGTTAATATTTGTCAGCTCATTTAATAATTTTACCTGATCTGCAGGATATATTTCAGGAGCAAATTTGTTAATACAAACCCCTTTGATTGATATCACATAATCATCAGTATTTATGTATTCCTTAACCGTTCCTTTTTTATACTTTCCAACCGTTACAGTTTTTACAATTGTTTTGGTAAGTCCTATTGAAACTAACGGTTCATTGGGTAAAACAAACGCTATTCCTTTATGAGACAATATTAGTTTCATGAAATATTTTGCGCCTAAAAGCTGACTTGAGTTTATAGCACTCAAATCAGGCAAACCATATTTTTTTTTGTTCATTTTCCACCATTCGGGAAAATGTGGGCCGGTATAATCCAACGCAGCCCTTACAAGTACTTCCTTGATATTAAATTGTGCCATTAGTCCGTTTGCATTTGATTTACACTGTTGACAGCTCTTAAGATCATTTCCTGAACTTTTTCGCCTAAGTTTTCGATTCCTTTTTCGGTGCTTTCAACAAAGATTTTAGTATCGTCCTGAAGCTTTTGAATATTGATTGTTAAGTGAGTCATTTTAGAACCTCCGGATACAATCGAATCAGATTGACTTTTAATATCCTCGCCTTTGATATTCTTGCTTTTGTCAGCTCCGGCAGTAAGTCCTTTTTTCTTATTTAAATAATCGTCATAAGCTCCTGTACCGCCATCTTGTTTTGCTTTGGCATTACTAAACCTGTCTTTTAATTCCTGGAAATCTCTTTTAATTCCGTCGCTATCAACTTTAATTCCTACCTGGCTAAATTCATTTCTGGCTTTGGCATAATTATCATTCCTTTTTTTGTTAAGGTCTGCAAGTCCCTTTTTTCGGGCTTCCATCTCGCTATTAATCTGAGTAATCATTTTTTGATTCTCAGATGAATCACCCATACCAACAGCTTCCTTAAACCTATACCAGCTTAACTTAATCTTATCAATATTGGTCATTAAAGTATTAACCATTAATGCAAAATTGTATTTTGCAGTATCTGTAAAAGCCTGCCACAAAAACTGAGCTCCTTTAACCGTATGACTCCAGCTTTCTCCCCAGCCACTTGTGTATTTTATGACCATTCCAATAACCATGATTAAAGCCATAACACCAAGAACAGTCCATGTAAGTGGACTAACCAACATCAGAGCGCTTTGAACTCCAATAGCGTTGTTCCATAACCACCATAAAGCAGTTAGAATCATAATTTCTTTGGCAAAAGGCGTTAGAATGTTGACAATAGTTGTTAACCCGGTAGTCAACCAACTAATACCAACCAAAACACCGGTCATTATACTACCAAAAATTCCAAGAGCTTCACTAGCATAATTGACTCCCAATGCAGACTGTATAAATCCCCTAAAAGCGGTTACAACAGGGTCAATCATTTCAAAAAGGATTGAAAACCATTCTGAGACATAAGCAAGGTTATCACTTAGAAACTTCAATCCGGCAGTCATAAGCGTAATAACTGATGTAAAGATTCCGCTAGCTTCTCCACCAACCTGAAGAAGAAATTTATTCCACTGTTTATCAAGAGCTTCGATCTCTTGTCCAAGTGTTTTAGATGTAGATCCTTTATTAAATTTCTCATACTCAAGCCGGGCTTCAATGACCTTCTTGGTAAATGACCAAACAGAATCAAATATGTTCCCAAAAACATCTTCAAATACTTTTGATTTCTTTGCAGTTTCAATAAGACCTTTGGCGAAAACCTTAACTTTATCATAAGCCTGACCAACTGAATTAGCAATCTGTTTTAAGCCACTACTGGCATAATCTTTTATCGTTACAATAAATTCGTAGGCTGTCATAATTATTTATGTTTGAGAATTTTGTTTCTCTTTGGTTCTTATAAAATGCAGGTTTTGAATTTCCTCACACCAGGCAGAATCGCTTAGTTTTTCGGGTTTTCGAATGTGCATGTAGTATTTTAAATAGGCATCAAACAGCCTTATGTATATGTAAGGTTCTCCTTTTTTATTAGTTTTTACTAATTCAAAAGATGAGGCGTCATTGGTGTCAATGACTGCCTCATCTAAAGCTTTTTTAGCATAGCAATTTTTTTGTTCTGTAACTTTTCGATTGCCTGATATAATGGAAATCTAATAACAGCGTTGTCTCTGTCATTGAAGACCGCATCTTTTTCAAGAACTACTACATCAAAAAGTTTTTCCTGGGTTACAAAAGGTTTTCCGCTTGGATTTTTCTTTTCTGCCAGTTTGATATCATTACGGGTAATGCTTCTAATTTTGCATTTAACATCACCAATAGTAATAATCGAATTATTACCTTCAGTTTCGATTTCAGCTTCATCAAAATTGAAGAAATCCCTCATTTCTTTTCGGGCTGGAAAGAAATAGTCATCATTGGTTTTAATTTCGTCATCACCACCAATAAATAAAACATTGATCAATTCCTCTCCAAAGGCTAAATCACCATCGTTTGTCATGGCTGTAAAAGCTCTTTTGAAATCTTTCATTTTTGGCTCACGTAAATAGGCGGTTTTATCTTCAACTGGTAATGCGTAAACACCTCCGTATTTTTCTTTCCAGTCGTCAATTTGTTTTTCGTCTACTACTCCTTTTTTTAAATCTGCTTTGTTCATTTTTTGTTTGTTTTTAAAAAAGCCACTCTTTTAATTTAAAGAATGGCTTTTCGGATTTTTGAATGTTTCAGTTTTTATTGTTGATGTTTAATATCCAGGAAAACGATCGGTAATTCTACAAGCATATTTTGATCTCCCTGCTTCATCCCTTTTTTGTATTCTTTAACCTCGCAACTTGTTAGTACATCGGTAATCGTTGCACCTCCATCATTTGGTGAAAAACTCCAAATGATATCAAAGTTCAAAGCCAGAATATCATTGTTGGGAGCATCTTTGATCATGGCCTCAACTTCACTTTGCCACAATGTAATTTTACCTTCACAATCTTTGTTACCTCGGGTAATCATATGACCTACAGATCCACGACCACGCAAAACTGCTTTTTCTTGTTTAACTGTGTATTCTACTTCTTCAATACCTTCGATAATTCTACCGCCTAAAGCAATAGAAATATCATTCCACGAATAATTTTTACTACTATAATCTGCCATTACTCTAATGTTGTGGTAAATCCTATGTTTACCGTTATGAAATCTGCATAACCAACTGGCAATAATTGAAGCTCAACGTTAACATTGTTGGTAACTAAAACATTTTGATTTTCATCAATAAATGCTTTAACACCTGAAAGTTTTCCAGCTTCAACCATAAGCCCGCCAATTTGACGCTCAATTGAATTTTGCCATGTTTTAATAATTGTCGGGTGGATTGTTCCGCTTGCTGTAACCGGAACCTCATCTGAAAGCTCCTGCACCAATGTAGCGTAAGCAATCAAAACAGCTTCGTCCATCACCAAACCACGAGCAAGACTATTGAAGTCATCCGTTGATTTAGTTAATGTTTTGTCTCCTGTAAAGAAGAAACCGGATTGACTTGCAAAACTTCTTAAGAAAATATAATTCTTATTGTCAATAGCATCCCAGGCAGCATCCAAAGTAAATACTGGTTCACCATTTGTAAAGTAAGCTGCAAGAGGCTCAACAGCTCCATCTTTTACACGGCTAATTTTTCGCTGTGTCGGAATACTCGCTAATCTTCCCAAAGCCAAACCAATTGATGCCTCTTTTGAACCGTCAACGTTTGCAATCAAGATTGATACTTTGTTGTAATCAGTTGTAGAATAATCCTTAAGATTTGCAACTGTACCGTCGAATTTGTTTCCTGAAATTAGAATACGTACCGGAAAGTAACGGTCACTAAAATCTTCTGCTAATGCCTGAGCTTTAACAACAGATAAATGCACATCGTTATCAAGACCGTTTGTAATAGTTTCAGAAGTTCCAGACTTCTTTAAAAGCCCTAAAACCCTGATTTTCCCCTGTGCATCTGATAACAGTTTCTTTGCAAAGTTTTTAGTTAAATCGGCCTGGTCTTCTAAAGTAACTGTTGAAGCCACCAGCATAAACCAAAGTTCAGCTCCTTTTTTTGCTTCAGCATAAAAGCTCTTTATCTGGCCATATGCAAATGCATTTGTTCCAGTTTCTTCGATACCAAGATTAACAGCTTCTTCGAGTGAAAAAATTTGGTACGAATTTCCCACTGTAACTTTGTTGGCACCGGTAACCGTTGCACCGGTCAAAACAAAGCCTGGGACTTTTTGTGTGTCGGATTGTAATAACCCTAAACCATTGTTAGAGATATTAAATATTATATTTGGTAAACTCATATTATTTTAAAAAAATTAATTATTAAACAAAGTGCAAATCCAAGAATAAAGGCAATAAGCAAATTCCAAAATGTAAAACCTGATTGAATCTCTGCTTTCGATTGATCTGTAAGCTCTTTTAATCGGTATTCTTTTTCCAGCCTGGTTTTTATTTTAGCTGCTATTGCTAAACTGTCACATGTTGCTGTAACATAAATAAAGTCATGGACAACTTTTATTTTTGCAGTTGCATTCCCATTCTTTTGGGTGTATATTTTAGGTGTTTCAACCTTATTTTTAGATGTTTCAACCTCATTTGAATCAGGTTTAAACATTAAGTCTGAAATTGGTATTTTTAAACTTGTTTCTGACTTTGGAGCGTAAATAATTGTGTCTTTATAGCTCACAATATCTTCTTTTGTTGTTTCAATAGTTGTATCAACTTTTTGGGTTTCCTGCCGTTTAGAACGGCAGGAGCTCAAAAAGCAAAAAACAAGTACAAAACAAATCAGTAAAAATTTAAGTTTTATGTTTTTTCTTTGCATCTCATCTGTTATAGATCTTTATATTCCTTTAAGGCATCAAAACTCGGACAAGCTTTTTTAACTTTTGGGAAATCCCTGTGTCCTTGAATTTTTGCAAGTGGAAATTTTATTTTTAATTCTTTTAGCTTTTTTAAAAGCGATGCTTTTTGCGCCGGTGTTCTGTTATCAATCGGAACGTTGTTTTCATCTACACCTCCTATATAGGAGATATTAATCGTTTCACTATTGAATCCTTGTACACCATTTGAAACCTGTTCTATTGGTAATAATTGAACAATTTCGCCATCAGGTTTAATAATAAAGTGATAGCCGGGCATTTTCCAGCCCAATTGCTTTTGCCAATAGCTTTGAATTGCGCTAATGCTCGTTTTTTGAGAAGTTGCCGTACAATGCACCGCTATATACTTCATATTTCTTGGCATAATTATTCTTGTTTTTAGCTTGGTAATCTTTTAGAATATCTGTAATTGATGCTACTCGTGTATCCGTCTATTCTCTTGATAGAACCCTGAATTTATATCCATTAACATTTTATACAAAATCTTCTGTCATCAGCAATAGTTTTATGTATTTCTGATTGTTTGATGAGGCAAAATTGAAGCGTTTTTGAAGCAAAAAAAAATAACCTGCCAATGGTTGTATGACATTAAAACAAATATTGTATCAATTTTTTACAAGCATTGGAGGATAAATTTTTAGAGCCCTATTATATATCGAATTTTGCTCCATGACAGATATACTTTTAGACACAACAGGAGATTTAGATATCCAAAACGGTGATATCGTAATCGGTTATTCTGATAACCAACACCAAGAGCATATTTTACTTGCAAACAAAGGAGAGTACAAAGAATTTCCAGAATTGGGAGTCGGCATTGACAGGATGTTAAATGAAGATGATTTTTTACCTTTTTTGATTGAAGCTAAAAAGAACCTTGAATATGACGGAATGAAAATCAATAACATCAAGTTTGAAGAAAACGGCAATCTAAACATCGATGGTTATTACAAATAAGAATAAAGACAGGCTTTTATTTGGATACGCTCTAAAGAAAGCAATACAAAACCATTGATAGATAAACCAAAAACAACACGCAGAGTATGACACCACGTAAAGAATTATTTATAAAAGTAAAAGAAGAACTCGCAAACATTCCCGAGTTAGAACTTATCGATTTACAGCGACAACAGTTTGGTAATGGAAAGGAAAATTATCCTGCTTATTACACTGCTGCATTAATTGAAATCAGGTCGATTACCTGGACTTTGATGGTCGAACAAAAGCAGGAAGGGAAATGTGTTGTTGCTGTTACTTTTTACTGCAAAGACGGCTGGATGGAACATTTTTATAGCTCAGATCCTGAAAACGCATTAATCGAAATTGACATTCTTGATAAAATCGTCGAACAATTGCAAAATTTTCAAGGTGAACAGTTCAAACCTTTGAATCATGTTAATGAAGAACCTGGAGAAAAAGGCGAAGAAATCATGAGTTACACCCTTTTATTTGAAACCTCGATTTACAGATCAGTAAATTCAAAATACACTTATATAAAAAATTTGAATGCCAGTGTAATTTTTTAGAGAAATCAGAAATGAGTCAGGGATGTTTTTAAGAATAAAAACTATAAATAAAAGGGTATTGTTTTTATAAAAAAGGAAACCTAATTGTTATAAATCAAACAGGCGTTTAGTATTGCTACTAAACGCCTGCTTTGCCCTACCCGTAAGTCTGACTATACAAATAAAAATTTATTATACTTTATAAAAATTGAAATAATGTTGGCTGTACAGATTCTGCTGCCTTAGCATTATCATTGTAGACGCCTTCGAATTTAATGATAGCCTCAATAGTTCTGTTAGATAAAAAGAACCTGTCGGCAACTTCTTCAATGATAGCATCAATACGCCACTTCGGATTTTTTACCTGTAGATCATAAAAAAGCTTTCTCACTTGGTTGTTTCTTTCGGTAAGTCTTTCATTGCGTGTCATAGTGGCAAAAATATAAATTTTTTCTACATAAAAAAAATCCACTGTGTGGGTTTAAATTTTACGATATAAAAAATAATCTTCTAAAACCAAAATACCATCTTTGATAATAGAATAAACTGCATTTTCCTTACTAGATCTATTATCATCATCTGTATAATAAAAAACAAAACTGAAATTTAAAAATCTATCTGCAAGTGGATAAAATACAACCATTTGTTCCTTTTTTTCTTTTTCTATTTTTCTATAGTGAATTAATATTCGGGTATTATCTAATGCAATTATTTCATTACTGCTACCAGGACCAGTATTTAATTTATCAAACATGATATCAACATATTCTGTTGTAGTACCAATAGTATGTGCTTTTTTATCTATATAGATTTCTACATATGGAACTCCATTAGAAACAAAAGAACCATCCTTTTGTTTTATATATGATTTTTGCATTTCTTGATTTTGGGCTATAAATATTTTATGATTTTTGATTCTAATAATTGAGGCGGGTTGTGTGCCATTAACTAAAAGAGTGTCTTTTGCAAAATCCTGAGATTGTGCCGAGATTGATAAAAACAAATAAGTAAGCAATAGTAGTTTTTTCATTTTAAGAATTGAATTATTTATAAATAAAAATTAGTTGAATGATAATTACACCAATAGGATTATAATCCTGTAGTTTGGAGCTTTATTTATTCCTATTTTAAAACATTATTTGAAGCCATAAAAAAACCACTTTTTACAGTGGCTTTGGGTTTCTAACCTTTTCGTTTTTGGAAATATGCTTTAAATTCTTCTATTGATTTAAAGGTATTATTTGTAACCGTTATATAAGGTTGGCCTTTGTTAAAATAAAATTTTGCAACATCCTGACCTGTCAAAAGTGATACATCTGAATTGCCTGCAGGAGCTGTAAAGTTTATACTTGTTTGCCAAAAATTAACAAAAAAAGAAATAAGACGGCGTTCTGATCCTGTAATTTCTAAAGATTTAATTGTATAAATATCGTCAACTTTTCCAATGCTGTAATTAAAAACAAGAGTTTTATATCCTGACTGCGCTAATCTATCAGTGTAGGTTATTGTGTAAGATCCACCATCATAAAGCAATTTACTATCATCGCTTTTTGTCACAACCATACTCATTCTATAAGTAAGAAACTCACTGATATTATTTGTAATGTAATTCATATCAAAATAAGTTATTTGACTTGTAAAAGTAGCAGGGTTATCTACAACATGCTTTGCCGGATAGTAGGGTGATACTTCCTGAGATTGTGCCGAAATTGATAACAACAAATAAGTAAGCAATAGTAGTTTTTTCATTTTGAGAATTGAATTATTTATAAATAAAAATTAGTTGAATGATAATTACACCAATAGCATTATAATCCTGCAGCTTTGGGGTTCTTTAATTTTTCATATTTAAACCTCATTAGCTCGTTTAAAAAACAAACATATAAAAAATAAGTAATTACTGCCAAAATTATTTGATGCTTGTTCTGTGTTTTTGCATTTTATGGAAGAAACTTTCTGTTCAAATCAGTTAATTTTAGCTGATTGAAAATATCAGATTGAAAAACTTAACAAACAATAATTCCATTAATTTTTAAACTGACAAGAAAAAGAAACGGCTCATTAATGAGCCGTTTCTTTTTCTTGCGATAATCAAATTACTGGTCCCACCACCGCTGATTTATATATACTTCAGCATAAAGAAAGGGCGAGTTTTGCTTAGTTTTTTCTTTTATAAATTCGGGGGTTTTTAAGAAGATCTTTATTTTATCAGCCTCCTTTAATTTAAGGAATCTTTCATTTGCAAGTTTCTTCTTTGAAAGTGGATTTGATGGATATAATTTCCAAAATGCAGCGAAGGATAAATCTGGCTCACCAACTTCTACAGTTGTAGTTTTATAAAGTTTCGACCAGGCTTTTATATGCTCTTCTTTCCATGGAAATTTACCATCCAGATAAAGAAACTTTTCTTGTTTTGGAGTTAGGTTTCCTTCCAGTACATTAAAGAAGATTAAAATACCGTTTAAATTGTATTTAAACTGCCATATATCGCCCGACTGCATTTTTACGGTGTAGGTTCTAACAAGGCTCATTTTATATAATTTCTTTTAAATTGTAGTAGATCTGAATACCCATTTCTTTAGCTCTTTTAAGCTCTACTTTTGCTCCTTTACTATCAACATAACACGGCACCATAAAAATAGCATCACAAGATTCTAAAGCTTGCAAACACATTTCCATAGCAGTGTGCCAATTCTCATTAACATTATTCACTACTTCTATTGGATTCACAACATCGAAACCTTTTCCTTCTAGTTCGATTTGCTTTTTTTTAAATTTATCTGTTGTTGGTTCTGGCAACTCTCCGGTTACTTTTCCGGCAATGTATATGGTTTGATTCATTATGCTAATTTTTGATTTAACAGGTCAATTGTGTTTTGAATTTGAAGCCTTATATATTTATCTTCAACATATTTAATCTGATCCAGTAATATGATTTCTAACATATCGGCTTCGTGATGTTTAAATGTTATTTTTAATTTCTTTTTACTATCAAACAAGGTGGATTGTTTTTTTAGAAATCCTGTTTTTGAATCCATTTTATTAGTAATATCTAAAGCAATTGAAAACATTGATTTCTCCTTTCTTGTTATAGGGTTGGTGTTGTAAACAGGCTGTAGGGTCGCCGCTATTATTACAAATGTTTCTGGTGGAAGTTTTAGATCTATTTGCATTTTAGCATTCGGTTTTAGGTTCTGTTAATTCTTTTTCGCAATCACAGCAAACAATTACTGTTGTTTCGCATCCGCATACAGCATCTAATACTTTGATTTTCTTTTCTCTGTGAGAACAATTTATTTGCTGAATATCCATTTTACTGATTGGTTAAGTGCGTGAATAACTTTACTGGTTTCTTCGTAGTTCATTTTCTTTAATGGCTTTTTAACAGGCGATTTTGTTTTTAAAAAATGATCTAAAACGTCAAGATCTGCAACCTCTTTTCCATTCACTTTTTTAGTCCATTGTGCTATCCTTAGAATTGCTAAAATTGACATGTGCTGGGCATTTTTTTTGTCAAATTTTGACCATAGATCTTTTACATGTTCTTTTAAACCAAGCTGTTTTAAAATCCTATTCGCCTGGTCGAAAGTCAAATCATTTGTAGAGGTCCTTTTTTCATCTGCCGTAGCCCATTGCACCCATTCTTCCTTTGTGTCTTTATTGGGTGTGTGTATGGCAATTAATCGTTTTTGGTCTGATGTTGCCATTGTAACAATTGGAGTGATTGACGTTTCCATAATATGACTGATTTGTGTAATAGTTGAGATTATTACTGATTATGGTAATATTGATACCGGATACAAAACGTTAGATTATATCCGGTAAACTGAACTACTTGCCGAAATTCTGTTTAAGAAGTGTTTTAATCCTAAATTGCAGCCATTCGTTAAAAGTGGCTATTTCCTTTCGGTTGGTTATGATGAGTACAATAACCAATACTATAATTGTACTAAGATTTGACTGGTTCATTGTAAAAATTGAATTTGTAGTTTTTTGTAAAATCAACAGCACTTAATGAAAGCGGTACTGCTGTTTTTGTTCCGTCATCATTTATCACGGCTGCTTCACAAAACCAAACTGATTTTTTAGGTTTATAGGCTTTGGAAATTATATCAACACCATCTGTAAATTCTTCGCTATTAAAGTCCTTTGTTAATTTTTGAAGCTCTAAAACACGGTTACTTTTTAAATTACCTTTTGCATCTTTTTTCAATAAATTGAATACCATTCTTACCAATGCAGCTGTTTCTTTGTCTTTCGCTAATGATGAAATGAATTTTTCAACTTTGGCAATTCCGGCATTTACAGTATCGTCCCAGGCATCATTAATTCGATAGCCAATGGTAATCTCTCCTTTTTCATAAGAAAAAGTATGTGTCATTTGTTTCTCCTTTACACCATATACATCAGCTTTAAGTTTTAAAACATTTTCGAAGTATTTAAAAGCTTCTGTTTTAGCTATTGAAAGAAGATCTGAAGCTTGCAACAATAGATGAACAGCTTTAGGTACTGTTTGCTCCACTATTTCCTTATAGGCTGTACGATCTTCTTCTTTCCTTGATTCTGCTTTCGCAAGTGCAGCTCTTAACTGTTCCGGGCTATAATTAGATAAATCCAATAGGTTTAAACTTTGATTTGATAATGTTTGAGTATTCATAATGATATTTTTTTAATGATTAATAGTATTGTCTCTTAAAGGTTTTTAGCCAGTTGGTTTGCTTGATAATAATTACACAGGTATTTATTTTATCTTCTATTTTATCCGAAACCTTATAATTTCGAACTTGCTTTTTATCAATCTCACCTTTTTTATAGGAAAGGAAATCCCTTATTGCAGCTCGTTCCTGACTTAAGCAAATTTTTTCACCATCTGTGAGGATCCCTCGTTTTCGGTATTGGATTTCGCCTTTAATCTTTACGGGGACATCCTCAAACAAAAATGAATTTATGATGTCTAAAAAATCTAAGCGCGCTTTGGCTTCTTGGTCGCTAATGTTTGAGTTTATCATTTTTCTTTTTCTAAGAGTTTGTTAATAACATTGTTTAAATCTGATTGAATCTTTATCCTGTCTGGATGGTTAGGATTGTCGGTTAACCATTGTTCTAATTCAGCCTTTTTGTTTTTTAATTGGTTTTTAGTTCGCATAATAAGTAGGTAGTGTTTTAGTAATTTTAATTTCTTCTTTTTGTACACTTACTGAAATAGCATCTATTAAAGGTTTTGGATAAATCGTATTCATTTGATTGATAAAACCGAAATAGTGATACTCTAAACTATTGGTGTGTAGCGGCAAATGAGGCATTGCTTCAATAAACCTTGCTTCTATTTTTTCATACTCTGCATACCACCATTTAGCAATGCCATGATTGGCTAATAACTGTTGTGAATGATTTATAGTTTTACCAAATTTTTGACACCAACACCAAAATATTTGAAATAATCTTTCATCATATTGCTCTGATGTTAACTGTAAATGATCGATAATTTTGTTTTTGTTATTCATGTTTTTTGACGTTTAAATAATTTCTCTCCAGTATTTTGCTGCTCTCTCCGGAAAAATGGCAAAATCTTCACCACCACCGTTTAACCTTCCATCAGGGAATAACTTAAATCCCTCAACCCATAATTTCAAATCAACATCATATCTTATATCGTCTGCCAAGGCACCTTTAGGCTCTTTTCCCTTTGCCTGCGAAATCCAAACAATACCTTTTCCTTTCTTTAACATCAGTTCTTTTAGTTGATAATACTGTACTTTGTTAATCCTTGTGTATTGAACCGAATCGACAAAAAGAAAGTCTGGTGATTTTGGTTTACTCATTCTGATAATCAATTCATCAAAGGGCTCACGATCTAATAAGACAAAAGAGTTTCCGCAAGTATCCATGTGATTTCTGACAAGTGCGTTTTGAATTGTTGCAGATAATCCTTGCTCTAAAGAATCATAGGCAACTTTGCCAAAATTGGTCAGATACTTTGCAAATTTTATTGCAGCTTCTGTTTTACCCTGACCAGAACCACCAAATATGATTGCCGAAAAAGCTTTATCGGGTGTTCCTAATGTATTTTTCCATTCGCCAGTAAATTCTAAGGGATTGAATTTTTTTGAAAGAACGTTTGATACAGAGTAGGCTCTATTGATTTTCTTTGTCATGCTTTTTTATATTTCTCAAAATAGTTACATCATCTACATTGAACTTGCGGTCTATTTGTGTTTTGGATTTTCCTACTTGCAGCAATTCGATGATTTTGGGAATGTCCTCATGTTTTAACTTCTGTTTCCAATTACCCACACCACTTGAAGCACCTTCTTTCCATTCTAAATTTGAATAATGATTGTCAGAAAGCTGATTTATTTTGCTTACTCGTTGTCCGGAATGCTCTCTCAATCCGTTCCATGCCTCACAAATCAATTTTGTTACTGAATGGGCTTTATTGAGAAAGTTTACCTTTAGTGTTGGATTTTTCCTGGTTTTATCGTTTTCAAAAGGTTTTAATAAAACATCATTGTAGTATATCTCTGTACCATTTTCACTGATTTTGAGATTTTCTATTATAGGGTGATAGCGAAAATCCATTATGATGCTCTTTTGTGTGCATAAATCAATCTTCTAACTCGTCTTACATCGCCTTCGCAGTCTTTTGATATGGTTCGAATCATTAAGGTATCCTCTAAACCATTTGCAACACATATATTTTGAACATCACTGTAGCTTGTGTTTTCAAGTTCAATAAATCTTAGCCCTACACGACTGTAGATTTCTCGATACCCTTTCTTTTCTGTTGCTATACCTCTCCTAATTCTTTTTTCAAGGAAGTGCGTTGCCATAAGAACAATACCACAATGATTTTCAAGCTCGTTATAAAGAGTAATGAAAAACAGAAGCACATTATCAGCCAGTTTATCAGCTTCATCTAAAATGATCATTGGAGATTCTAAAGAATTTAAATGTAAAACCACTTTATACATCATTTCTGGCATTGTTGAACCAGCAAACTCTTTACCCATTTTTCCCAACAATTCACGCAAAAACCAGCGTTTGTCCCAATATTCGTTACAAGACAATAGAAAGGTGTTTTTATTTTCTGATTCGTATTTTTTGGCTGTTTCTGTTTTTCCCGATCCTGCTTTACCTGTGATAGCCATTACCATTGAAAACTGTTGACTTTCGCTAAAGAATTGTAACAAATCTTTCGAATTACGAGTTTCTGCATAATTCCATTCATTAGCAGAAAGGCCAACATATTTGGCAACTCTTCGCCACATTTCAGCAGCAATTAAATCCCAATTGTGATTTCTCATTTGTGATAATGTAGCAGGTGATACTCCCGGCATGTCGGCAGCAACTTTATTTGCTGAACCTTTTTGTATAATAAATTTTTCTAATACTTCTACGATTTGAATTTTGTCTTGATGTGTCATTTTTATAGGTTTAATAAGAGTTTAAATATTATTTAAAGAGTTTAAAATCTGGAATAAAAGCCGTTTGAATCAGTTGCCATTTGTTCTTCTTTTGGTAAGTGCCCCTGAAACTTAACCATCAATTGCTGTTCTTCGATTAGGCTTTCTCTGTTAATACCTGTACGCTGAATTAATCTTTCGTATGCCTCATGATCTCGTTTTAATTCCTGATCCCGAACAGAAACATCCTGGAGTAATAATGCCTTTGAATTACCTTTCATTAGAACCGGAATTGATTCATGCATTCGTTTTGATTGTGCATAGGCTACAAATCTTTTTTCTCCTGAAGATGTCAATTCATACAATCCGACAAACTCATCCAGTCGTTCAGGGTCATATCGAACAATTAAACTTTCCCCAACATATTTCTGTCTAAAATTCAAATCAACATTATTGGTTTCATCATACACTTCGTAGAGATAGTCTTTACCTTCAACAGTAAGAGGCATTCCGTGAGCATAGTATTTTTTAACTTTCGTTTCATCAATCCAAAACATTGAAAGCTGATCCATAATGTTGATTTCTTCACGGTGTTCAGTTTCTTGATTATACATTTCAGTTCGGCTGTATTCCCAATCTTCTTGTTTTCCTGCATTCCATTTATTAATTAATGCTGTGAATATTTTATTGAATTCGTCAACGGTTGGCAATGCATTCTTGTACTCTACAATAAAGTCAGTGTTAGGCTTATTGGTTGCTGTTCTTACTTTGATGCTTTGTTTGTCCGAAAACCACATTTTAGATATAACTTGCTGTTGTAACCTGTTAAAGATTTGTTCTGCCGGGCTTGACTTTCTGCCTGCTTTATGGCTATAATGTGCACCACCTTTCGCAGGAAGCTTATCGTATAAATTCTGCATGCGGTTCGAAGTGTGACCAGATTGTTTATCATAAGTGAACAAAAACGGACGACAACCTGATTCATTAACAGCCATTTTAATAGCTCTAAAGTGCGATGCGTGATTTTCAGAATAGGCTATATCCCAACCAATAATTTTTTCGCTATACACATCAAAAACAACATTTATTTTTAATTCGGCTGCCATTCTTTGCTTATTGTTGGCAAAATGAACCAAATCCAGTTTAGTACCGTCAATCGCCCACCATGCATTTGGAAACCATTCTGAACGTTTACGTGTAACTGTATGGCCAAAATGTTTCATATACTCATCCTTACCGTCACGGGCCAACATCCAAATACGTTTTTGCTCTGTTTTATCGAGCCATGCACCGATTGCTCTTTCTGATAAAGTTTTCCATCCTTTAGATTCACGAACTGATTCGTAAATTTTCAAAACCTCGCTAATTGTGTACTTTACAGGAAGGCAATACTGCGAAAGAATAAAATCGGCTACATCCTCGACAATTTTAGAAGGATTTGAGTTTAACCATTTCCCCGAAACGATAGCCCCATAACCATCGTGTTCATATTTTTGAATAGCACGTTTAAATGAAACCACGTTTTTATAACGGGTATGCATCCACGTTTCAGGCAAATTGCTAATTGCTTCTAACATTCTTTCCCACATTTGTTTTTTACCTCCAAAACGTTTTTGAACTACTACATTTGTTGCAATATGTTTGACAGCATTGAACATAATTGCCTGATGGGTGTACTCTTTCTGTTTTTCCTCAGGCAAATGCAAACCATTATCTAAAAGATAATCTCTAAAGTATTGCTCAGCTTTATGATCCCATTCCATATAATCACCAAAGACAATGTTTTTTACTGATGCGTAAGGATCAATACCTTTTTCACGAATTATCTTTTTAAAACGGTCAGGAATAGATTCATAAGCGACCAATGCCTTGCGGCCATTACCACCAATGGTTACTTTTTTCATTTTTCCGGCTGAACACAAGTATTTGTAGTTCGACTCGGTCATTATTCCCTCAGAATAAAGCCATGAGCTTACTACACATAACTTGTTGTGTTGATACTCAAACATAGAATCCGAATTATTTCTTTTTTTGTAAATCCTTAACTAATTCTTCTCGGGAGGTGATTATTTTATCCAATGCCAAAAACGCTTCAATATTTCCACGTTTGAATCTTTTTTTACCCGTATCAGGAGTACAACTAAGTGCTAATCCGAGAGTTGTATAATCTCCGTATTGCAATCTTTCTTCTAATAGGCTAATTTCTTCTTGAGTTTTTTGTCCGTTTGTTAGGACATTACTATTTTTCTCCATAGTTTTGTCTTATTGTCGCGACAAAGATAGTTAAAATAATAACTAATTTACACTTAATGGATAGAATAATAACTCCAATTAAAGAACGAATATTGCAATACGCTGAATACAAAGGACTTGTAAAGGAAAAATTTATTGAAGATTTGGGTATGACCTATGGAAATTTCAAAGGCAAGCACAAATACACTACAGTAAATTCTGATTTTTTAGATACTCTTTTGTCTACCTACCCAGATATTAATATAGAATGGGTGATTACTGGAGAAGGTGACATGGAAAAAAACACGGATCCTCATCCATCTGACACAGATTTAAATATTCAGACTAATGACACTAATTTATTTCTAAATGAAGCAAAGCTTTTCGATGATTCTCAAGAACCTGAAGTACTATTCAATTCCAACGGAAATAAATATTATATCTATTCAGATGGCACAATTAGAATTGAGGTTATCAAAGTTCCTTTTAACGCATATGCCTCATATGTAGAATCTTACCATGACGAAGTTGTCTTAAAAGAAGAATTTTCTACAATGGCATTTAAGGTTGACCACATTGGCCGGGGCAATTATGTTGGCTTTGAATCTATTGGTGACAGCATGTGGAATAATGGCGGGTTCGACACTCCCTCTGGCGCCGACATATTAGGGAGGGAAGTAGGAAAACATTTATGGTTAAACGGATTTCACAAAACACGATACGGATTTGTAATCATCTCAAAGAAAGGAATTTGGCACAAAGATATCACCGAATTAAAAGACAATGGTAAAATCACTTTATCTTCAAGAAATCCCCTTTCCAAACCTTTTGACTGCTCACTTAATGATATAATACAGATATTTCACGTGATAAAACGATCATTTTAAACACAACAATATAAAAATCAACAACATAACTTCATTTTTACTTTTATCATTTTGGTATTATCCCTACACACATAGATACTTTAATAACCATAACTTGTCTATTTTTTGGAATACATGGCATTTTATGTGTGTTTTTTTATCTTTTTATCTAACTGCAACACTAACCCCAAAACTAACCGCAATTTTTTTTTGTTCGTATTTCAATAAGTTTTGATCTGGTTACTTTGAGGCATAAAAAAAACCGTTTAAAAGATGTTTTAAACGGTATTAAGAGTAATCAAAATCGTTGTTTTTAAGGCTTTTCAGGTAGTTTTTGGGAGCACCAATATAACAGAATAGTATTAGCATTTAAAGCCTTTAATAAATGACATTTGAAAGACCTTTAATAAACACTTAATTACTTTTCGATTGTAGTTGCATTCAGGATGCCCCTCCTCAAGTAGCTGATTTTATTGGGGTTTTCAGGTTCTTTTTGATTAGTGTATTAATACTTTTGGTTATTCGTGTTATAAATGCGAAAGGGAAAAAAGACCGTTATACATTATTATCCAATAAAATTCTTCTTTTGTTACGAGAATATTACAGTGTATACAAACCTCAGTTGTATTTGTTTGAAGGTCAGTTTAAAGAACAATATAGCAGCCGAAGCGCACAAGCCATTTTACAAATAGCAGCCCGAAAATCGGGAATTACAAAACGGATTAGTTTGCATACCTTACGGCATAGTTTTGCAACTCACCTGTTAGAATCAGGAACTGATTTACGATATATTCAGGATTTATTAGGACATAGCAATCCAAAAACAACTATGATTTACACACATGTATCAAGCAATTCATTACAAAAAATCATCAATCCCTTCGATATGTAAGAAATAATTTTATTTTTGTAATGCAATAAAACGCAAAAAAACATGCGCATAACATGCCAATATAGTATAAAACAGGCTAAATTTATTCGCATATAAATTAGTTACAGGGCAGTTATGCCGAAATTACGCAGATGAAAACAATCAGAAAATAAGCATTGATTCCGCAAGAAGTTTACAAAGCAGAAGCGTGAAAATTGGAATCGATAGCAGAAGTCGGAAAGTTGGAGTCTGAAAACAGAAGCGTGAAAAGCAGAAACCTGAAAATCGGAATTTGCCAACGGAAACTTGAAAAGCAGAAACTTGATTTTTTTTTGCGCAGATTTTTAAAACGAAAAGAAAATATTTGAAATAATGAACCGAAAATTACGAGCAGAAAAGCAGAAACGTGAAAATTGGATTTTGCCAACAAAAGCGTGAAAGTTTTGTGTGAAAATCGTAATTTCGACAAAAATAACCGCCCTGTAACACACGCTACAACGGATTTGGGCAATTGGCTTAATTTAAAAATGGTCTTGTATTTGAAAGATTTGGCAAATCCGAAAATAGAGCTTAATTTAGTCCCAAACCCGCTGTAGCGCGAGAACGTTGGCAGAGATTTTGGAGCAGAAAAAACGAAAATAAATAATATGAAAAAAAGTCTTTTAATTTTTATTTTATTACAAAGCCTAAATGTATTTTGCCAAGATAGTTTGGAAATTAATAAAAATTGGACGAAATTAAAACAACAACTAAAGTTACGAACGGAAATTACTTTGGAAATAACTAAACAACTTCAGAAGTCGAAAAAGATTGACAAAGTAGAATTAAAAAACACCGAACTTTATGCAGAAGAATTAAAACTTACTTGTGAAGACAACATCTTAAATAAAAGTAAAGTAGATTTAACCAAAGAAAAGAATGGAAAATTAACTACATCGCTAACTCATACTTTAGTTAATTTAGAATTTGACACTAAACTTAAAAACAAAGAAGAAACGCAATCGCTAATTGACCAATTACTTATGATTGAAACACAACTTTGTATTGAAACTAATAAGTATAATAAAAGTTGTAAAGAATATAGTAAAGAAGAATTAATTTTCGACATTCACTGTGAAAATGAACCTCCAAAAGTAACAAAAGAATAAAAACCATCTGCCAACACACGCTACAACGGATTTGGGCAATTGGCTTAATGGAAAGTTGGTTTTGTATTTGGAAGATTTGGCAAATCCGAAAATAGGGATTAATTTAGTCCCAAACCCGCTGTAGCGCGGGAACGTTGGTGGCAATATTGCCTGAAAATCGGAGAAACTAAGTGAAATAAAACTAAACTTAAAAAAATTATTGTGGAATTACCAAAATTTGAATTTAGTCCAAATGCATATGAACTAGATGTTTTTGAAAAAGAAGACGGAATTTGTTCTTGTTGTAACGAAAATAGAAACCTAAAATATACAGGCTCATTTTACAGCCAAGAAGAACCTGATTATATTTGTGCTTGGTGTATTGAAAGTGGAAAAGCGGCAGAAATTTTTAAAGGAGAATTTAACGATTATGCAGGAATTGAAAATTCAGAAAATATTGCTGAGGAATTGTTATTAAAAGTTAGCGAAAAAACTCCAAGTTATATAAGTTGGCAACAAGAAGTTTGGCTTTCACATTGTAATCAACCTTGTAGATTAATAAGTTATGCAGATTCTAAAACAATTGAACCACTATTAGACGAATTAAATGATGACATCGAAAATAACGGTTATGAACCAGAAATGATAAAAGAACACTTATCAAAAGACGGAAGTTTAGTTGGTTATTTATTTCAGTGTGTGAATTGCGGACAACATAGATTACACGTTGATTGCGACTAAAAAATACTGCCACCAACACACGCTACAAGCAAGCTGGGCAATTGGCTTAATTTGAAAATAGTTTGTATTTGATGCATTTGTTTTTAACCGAAAGAATACGCATCTTTAATCCCAGCCTGCGTGTAGCGCGGGAACGTCAGGCTGTGAAAAAACCTCCTTTTCCAGTTAAAACCTCTAGATTTTACTCTACTGTAATTCAAATAAAGCCTTATATTGAATCACTTTTTTTAGGCTGCTAATTTCTCGGGATAAAAATTAGTTGTTGTATGAAGCTTTAAATAACTCGTTTTTAGTAAAAACAAGACTTTTGCCTTGTAGGGTGAATTCCATTTTTGAAGTTTTGCAATAAGTTCGGGAACGCCCAGTATATTGATACTGCGTTTGATGTTATAGACCAACATAATTAAGCTGTGTTCTCCGTTTACTTTTTCCAATCCTGTTAAATTAGTGTGATTATAGCCCCATTGCCGTTTGATAGTCCCAAAGATATGCTCGTTGATTTCCTGACGCTTGCGGTAGAGCTGTGGATTTGCGTGATAACGTTTGTTGTTTTCTTCTACGGCATCAGCATATTGACTGCGGTCTATATCTCGTCCAGCCACTCTGCTGGTACATAACTGCTTTACGGGACACTCCCTGCACTTGGATGTTCGGTATCTCTTGAATTCATAACTATCGCTATCGGTTTTCTTGTGCCAGTGACCTGTGGTTTTAAGCGTTTCTCCCTCAGGGCAAGTGTAGGTGTCGGTGGTTTGGTCGTATTGGAACTTCGAGATCAAATAACCCTCAGCTATCCTTTCTTTATTTTTCCCCTGTTCGGGCTGTGCTACAATTGTAGTGATGTTCGCTTTTTTGCAGATTTCTATTTGTTTGCCATTATGATAGCCTTTGTCCACTAATGCAGTATAAGTTTCAATTCCTAAATTTTCTTTGGCTTCTATGGCAATGGCAGATAAAGCGCTACGATCGTTCTTGTTGATCGTATGAGTGGCTACCACAAGATTGTGTTTGGCATCGACTGCAGCCTGCATATTAAATGAGATTTCAACCACTTGCCCTTGCACTAATAGGGCTCTGGCATCGCTATCGGTGGTGCTTATTTGAGGTTCGCCACTTGCTTGTAGTTTTTCTTCCAGTAATTCATAGCGGATTTTGTTTTGTTTTAAACGTTCTATTTTCTGCTTGATGTTTTTGATTTTTTCAGGGTTATGCTTTGCATCATTTTCTTCCAAAGCATCAAGGTATTGCTGGGTTTTGATTTCGATATACTCTAAATGTTTATCTATTTTCTTTTGATTGAAATTAGCTTTACGGCTATTGTGCGCTCGGCTTTTAGTTCCATCAATAGCAATGGTTTCCCCTGCTATTAAATCGGCATCTTTCAAGAAAACGACAAAGAGTTTGAACAAGTTTTTTAATGCTGCAGGATTGTTCTTTCTAAAATCAGATATGCTGTGGTAGTTCGGTCGAATGTCTTCTAACAACCACTGCATTTCAATGTTTCTAAAACATTCTTTTTCCAGTTTGCGGCTACTTCTTAATCCATTGAGATAGCCGTATAAATAGATTTTCAAAAACACTTTGATATTATAGCTCGGTCGACCTTCTGATTTAATAGAAGTAACTGTAAAACCAAGTTTTTCCAAATCTAAAAAGGTTACAAAAGCATCTATAAAACGTACTTGATTATCGGCAGATATTGCATCTTCTAAACTTGAAAAACGCATTTGTTGGCGGGAAATTCCTTGTATATGTTGCATTACGAAAAATACGAAAAATCCTGTTTTTAAACAATACTTTTCTATATTTGTTTACAACAAAACGGAAGTTTTTTCACAGACTGACGTTACCAGCAATTATGCCGTTGAATTGAAGATCATAATTATATCATAAGAAACAAAACTTAAGTCTTATTTTTAAATGAAGAAATATTTCATAACAATAATGTCATTTTTTCAATATGTCATAAATGCTCAGTCTGATAACTGCTTAAAATTGTATTCTCCAGCTAGTCGAAGTACAGTAATTTCTCTAAAATTAGAAGAAAATGAAATGAATGATTTTAAAGCTGAAGTTAAAAGAATAAATTGGAAATATATTAGAGCTAATGTCATTTTAATGTATATTACCTTACCTGATAACAAAAATAAATTGAGTTTTGACACTTCATTTCCTGAGTTTACTCAAGATAAATACACCTATTTTTATCCTAAAACTGACTTCAAAAATTATTTTCCGAGTAATTTTAATACAAAACTTTCATATCTAAAATATGATGACGAAATTAATATTGAACTTAACGAATTTAAAAACATAATCAACTACATCAAGAAAGATATTTCATCAAAAATAAATACTGAAAAATTTGATTATTATTTTGCAGATAAAAGAGAAGAACCATATGAAACCAAAGAATATGGAAGCACATCAAGAATATATAATAATGAAAATAAAATTGTTGGACAAGTACATAAATTCATAGGGAATAAAGCTATCACAGGTCATACAAACTGCGATAAAATTGATTATTGCAGAGTAACTATAGATAATTCAGAACAAAATAAAGTCTACTTTATTAATATGAAAGATTTAAAAAATAATTCAATTCTCCCTATCAAAGAAGGAACGGTTTTCTTTATGAAAAGACCAATAGATTTATTGAGATTAGAATACTGCAAATTATATTTATTGATGTATAATTATGCAAAAAAACATAATGGGACAATTTCAATTGCACTATGATAAAATAACTGCTGGTAACAGCCACTACAACGGATTTGGGCAATAGGCTTAATGGGAAAATGGTTTTGTATTTGGAATATTTGGCAAATCCGAAGAATGGGCTTAATTTAGTCCCAAACCCGCTGTAGTGCCAAGACGTTATGCATCAGCTTGGTTGTAGTCGTCAGAAAAATAACCCGAAGGAATCAATCCAATTAACCTATCATAATCATAACCACATTTTGAAGTATAGTGTAAGTCAAAATCTTCTAAATCATCAAAAACTTGACTGCCATCAAAGTCTAATAATTTATCCTTTACTGTGTTGTAAAATGAAAAACTTTTTTTGTCATCGAGATAAACTCCTTTTATTTCTAAAAATCTAATCATAATTTTTATATTTATTAGTTAATATTGTGATTGAAAAGAAAAGCCGAACGCATAACAGCAGTTACACAATACCAGCCGAATATACGCAACCGCTTAGGCTGGCATCGTGTAGCTGCGGAACGTTAGGCGTGAGTTACGCCGAAATTACGCAGATGAAAACAATTAGAAAATGAATTGGTTTCCTCAAGAAGTTTACAAAGCAGAAGCGTGAAAGTTGGAATTTAGAAGCGAAAATCTGAAAAGCTAAAAGTTGAAAGTTGGAATCTAAAAAACAGAAACGTGAAAAGCGGAAACGTGAAAGTTGGAATCTGAAAAGTAGAAACTTGAAAAGCGGAAGCGTGAAAGTTGGAATCTGAAAAGTAGAAACTTGAAAAGCGGAAGCGTGAAAGTTGGAATCTGAAAAGTGGAAACTTGAAAAGCTGAAGTGTAAAAGTTGGAGTCTAAAAAGTAGAAACTTGAAAAGCGGAAGCGTGAAAGCAGAAACTTGAAAAGCAGAAACTTGAAAAATAGAAGCGTTAAAAATTTGAGGTTTAATAGTAATTCCGACAAAACAACCCCCGCCTAACAGCCGTTTGGCAAGATTGGGGTTTTAGGCTGAATTTAAAAATGGTTTTGTATTTGGAAAATTTGGGTTTAACCGAAAAATTACGCATCTTTATTCCCCAACCTCGCATTCTATGGCAAAATCCAAGTAAAAAACGCTAAAATTATGCTGCAAATTTTTGAATGTTTACATAAGGTGTTCCGCGGTTAATAGTTGCAAAAATTCGCCCCAATAGTTTGCATCTTATATTATTTAAAACCAACATTTTCGATTTCCCTTCGCCTACTTTCCGTGCATAATATTGTTTGAGTTCCGCGTCGTGTTTTTTGCTATTTAAAGCACACATATTCAGTAACGATTTTAGTTTTTTATCTGCTAGATGATTGACCTTTGTCCTTCCTTTTATAGAACTTCCAGAACTGTATTGAAATGGAGCCACTCCAGCATAACAAGCCACTTGTCGCCAGTTTTCGAAGGATTGAAACGATTTGGTAACTAAGATAATATACAAGGCAGTTTGTGGCCCAACCCCTGGAATACTTTGAATGAGCTCGTTCTGCAATTTGAGCTGCTCATTGGATTGAATGATTTCTTTCATTTTCCTTTCTACTTTTTCGATTGCTTTTTGAAGTTGTTTAATAACTACTTTATTAATTTTTAAAACATCACCCATAGCTTCTTTGGGAATATAACCGATTCCTTCACTGGTACTTCCAATGATACGCAAGCTTTTAAGTAGTTTTTCACGTTCTGTAAAAAGTAATTTAAGTTCCATTAATGATAACTCTGGAAGCTGTGTTAATCGCAACTTGTGCAAATGTGTTAAGGTATAAAATGCAATATCTTTAGAGTCATTTTTATCAGTTTTCCCTCTGGAGATTCCTTTGCTGCGTTTGATTTCAATGGCGGGAATCATCCAATAATCGATCTTGTACCGTGTCAAATAACATCCCAAAGGAAGTGAATAAACACCCGTATCTTCAAAGCTGATCAACACCTCTTCTAAAGCAATTTTTCGATTGTTTAGCTGCTTTACAATCTCTTTAATTCCTTTGTTGTCGTTACTTACCACAAAGTGAACTATTTTCTTTCCTAATGGCTTCTCAAGAAAAGTGACGTCTAATTTTGACTTAGAAACATCAATCCCTACAAAAAATAAATACTTTTTCAT